ACACTAATGTATTATTTCCAAGGCCCACTGCCGCATCATAATCATTCATTTCAACTTCTTTAGTATTACCATCTGGCAAAATTTGAAGCATTTTATATTTACCGTCTGGTGTTACAAAATCTGCATTGGAAAATTTTTCATTAATTTTCTTTTTATCACCAGATTTTAATAAATCAATATTTGATTTAACATCTTTTCTATAATCATACATTGGATGACCAGCAGGATAATATCCTTGTTGTTCTGCATCATAAAGTTGATTTGTTGGAATTGTACCAAGTTGAAAATCTGGAGACATAACTTCAGTATGTCCAGTAGGTGCGGCATTTGGAGCTGGAAGTTTATAGCCTTGATTTAAAGCTTCGTATTTTTGTTCTTCTGGGATGGAACCTGGGGTTCCATCCGGAGCAATGATATCTATATTTGGCATTGATTATTTCTTTGGTGTAAAATTAATTACTGGTTTACCACCAGAAAGATTATGTGTAGGAGTTTCATCCGCAAATGTATTTCTTTCCATAGTTTCTTTACGTGAATTAATTAGGCTTTTAACAGAATTTAAACCTTTTGTAATAGTTTCTGGATCAATAGATGTTATTGGTGGGGCATGTTCATTTATTGATTTATATGCACTTTGAATTGCTCCAAATTCTGGAAGCAATGTTCCATAGGTTTCATGAGCTTGAGCAATAGTTGGACCAGATGCTCCCGAGCCTAACATAAATTTAGGCATCGAATCCATCAATTGAGCGCGTTTTTGATTATATGTCACACGATCATTATCTTTAAATGCTTGCTCCATATCTTTAAATGCAGCTTCGACATCTGGCGCAGAATCTGAATATTCTTTATAATCATCAGCTGCTTTTTTATTTGCAGCTAATCTTGGCATGGTAGTTGTAACAACTTGTCCATTTGGTAATGTTTGTTGTACCGTTACATTAACTGTTCTTTGTTTGACTTGTTCTTCAGTTTCTCCACCTGTTTTTGCTTTTGGCACCACAACTCCAATTGGTTTTGGTGCCCAATCTTTTACACCAGCATACATAGGATCAGAATATACTTGTTCACGAGCAACTTGAGGAGCAAATTCAGGCTTAACACCAGCTGCAACTAATTGCTTGGTCTTAGCTGCAATAGCTGTTTCAGCTGCACCTTTTAGATTTGCATTTCTACGATCTTCCATAATCGAAACTGGACCCATACCCGCATTAACCAATCCACGGAATCTTGGACTTGAATATACAGCTTTTTCAGCCGTTTCATAATCAACTCCATCCTTTTCCATAACCTTAACCGTTGCTTCTTGTGCATCTTTTTGTAATGCACGAAGTTGAGCAGCTGATGCTTGAGCTGCCGCTACTCCTTGAAGATAAAGTTTATTACGAATTTCATTTTGTTCAGCTGAAACTTTGAGAATTCCTTCTTTAGCATTTTGTTTAACCATTTCAGAATTAGACTTTGCTGCTTGAGTAGCAAGATCCAACTTCACATGTTCCAAAGCTGCCATTCTAAAATTATTCTTCCATGCTAATTCATGTTGATTACGATTAAAAGCATCGTTATCAAGACCATGTAATTCTGAGATGACCTTGAAATTCTTTTCAATATTTGATTTCTGAGATGCAATATCTGCATCTATGGCGCGATTGATTTGTTCAAGTGCTGGGTTTCTTCCCGTATGAGCAAGACCGCCACCAAATCCACCAAGAATCATTCCAATGCCAGCAAGAATTTTCCCACCAGTGGACTTGGAGTTCCACCAACGTTCTGGATCAATATTGGATGCATATTCTTTTTGAAGTAATGCACGTAATTGTTGGTCTCGGGCATCTACATCATCTTTCACCTTTTTAAACATCGCTTCTTGTTCTTGAAGACGAGTTGCATCCTCAGCTCTGGCCGCATCATTAATCCCAACCACAGCCAATGCATCCCTAGATAAAATATCAGCTTTCTTAGTCTCAATTGATTTTCTAGCTTCCAAATCATTTAATAATTGTTGAGCATAAGATTGATTATTTAGTGGAATTGCTGGTACATTCACCATAGCATCAACAGCTTTTGCATCCAAAGGAGCTGGCATCGGAACATTAGCTGCTCCAACTTTCGATACATCAACAGGTGGAACCGAACCCATACTTTGAACTGCTGATGCCGAAGCCATAGAACTTGGAGTCATCGCAGGATTGTTCTGTGCAACTCCTGGTGTTTGACCTGCCGCACCAACCTGTGGTAATGAATTTAATTGTTGAGCCAATGCAGAAGTATCTTGTTCCTTACTTGGTAATGGTTGTTCCCAACCATTTTGTAATGCAAGTTGACCATAAGCATCTGGTGATAATTGACCAGACATTAACATCGAGGTTGCTTGTTCTTTTGTAATGTTATCAGCCATAATTTTCCTTATTTCTTTTTACTAAGAATTTCTGAAACCTTGTTTTTTAGGTCATTAATTAACTTTTCTTGTCTTTTGATTTTGCTATTGAGTAAAGCTGTTGCAGCCAATTGAGTTCCTGCCATCTTACCATAATCAACAGCTTTGGTTCCATTTACATCAAACACAAATTCTTTACCAAGTTTAGATGCTTCCATTTCTTGAGCCATTGGTGATATTCTACGTCCTTCACCATGTGCTTCAGGATCCTTATATTCATATGAATAAACGCCCAAAGCATCCAAGAATTCTTGCAAATCACCTTGACCAGCCGAGATTTCAGTTTTGGCATTCTCATCAGAAGTAGTTAAATTCAAATTAGGTCCAGTTACCGTGTTGCTGTTATTATTTCCACCAGAATAATTTGGATCATTAAAACTTGGAGCAGTTAGTTTTGGATTTTTAATTGGATACCAATCTGGCGCGAACTTTGGTTGACCATTAACTCCACCAAACGATACATTAGTTTTTGCATGACCATATTGATCAATCATTCCACCAGTTCCACCTTGTTGAACTCCGCCACCTCCAGCATATTGAACTGGACCTTTACCGTAGTTTCCACCAATCGAAACATTCTGTTGCCAACGTCCTTGGCCAAGTTGAGAACCATTATTCTGATAACCAACATTTGATTGCATTGGTCCAGTATATCCAACATAACCTAATTGTTGAACATTACCTCCATTTGTTTGGAAGCCTTGGAATCCAGCAACCGGTCCTTGTCCTTGTTGGCCACCAATAGAATTAAATTGTCCATTAGTATTTCCAGTGCCAATTCTATTTAATGTAGCTAAATAATTAGATACATTTTGTGGATTGGAATTGTTTTGTGCAGCCATTTGTTGAAACGATTGCATTGGAACTTGTTGAGCATATTGGTTTTGAAACTGTGTTGCTGCGATATTTTGCAAATCTTGTTGTTGTGGAACAGGATTTTGATACTGCTCAATTGGTTGATTGATTTGTTGTTGAGGAGTCCATTGAACTGGGTTACCAGTTGGTTGGTAACTTGGAGTACCGTTGACAGGAGCCGTAGTATTGGTAAAACTTCCCAAGGCATCACGAAAAGCAGGATTAAAACGTGCCATAGATGATGATAAAGATGCTTTGGAAGGTGAGGCAGCTTGTGATTGTTGAGCAGTGATGAGTTGTGATGGCGTGAATCTTCCGTCGAAATTAAAAGGCATAATTATTTTCCTTTTCTTGTAACGTTTTGGTAAAGACGATCAAGGAATGATTCCATCTCACCATCATAAGGTTTAATATAACGTTTAGCAGTCTTATCTGATATGGCCATTCCTTGACCCAATTGCATTGGAGGTGGTAATGTGTTGTTCATTGGCATCATTGGAGGCGTTGAATTTTGAACAATTGGAACAGGTTGTGCTACCGCGGTTTGAGTTGCTAATGGATGTGGTGCGGCCACTCCCGAATTCATTGGACTAGATGCTTGACCATATAAAGCTGAATAAGCATTATTTCCACTACCAAAATTAGATGACTCACGTGCTTGGCCTTGTTTAGCATAATCTTGACCCATTTGTTGTAACGCTTGACCAAATACTTGTGAACTCGAAGGTCCAGCTGCTGAGGCAGCGCCTGCTGTTGCTCCAGTTCCTGCTGCGGTCGCAATATCACCTGCCGAAGCAGAACCTGCCGAAGCAGAACCAGCCGCAGCTTCTCCCCCTCCGCCCATTATTCCAGATGCTCCACCACCAGCCATGAATCCAGAAATCATCCCACTCATAAAATTAGATGCCATGTTTTAATGTCCTTTATAAAATATCTAATAATGTAAGGAAATCTTCCAAAGAATCCTCGCCATCTTCAATTTCAGTTTTTGCATTCTCATCTGAGAAAGCTGCTAAAGCTCCGATCGCTCCAATTGCCATACCGGCCGCACCTTGACGACCTCCAGCCGCATTCTGATATGCTTGAGCATTTGTATTATTTGTACCAACTTGATTCTGAACTCCCAATTGTTCACGAGCTACTTGAGCCGCATATTGTGCTTGAACTTGTTGCTGCAATTGAGCCATGTAGTTATTATATTGCTGAGCATTCAATTGAGCTTGATTTTGTTGTGCTTGCAAATTAGATAAATTAGTTTGTTGATTCATCTGGCCTTGTTGCAATGCAAATTGATTTAAATCTGCTTGATTTGCAAGACCAGCTTGTTGATATAATTGAGCTTGAGCTAATTGTTGCGCATTCAATGCTCCAGTATTAAACTGTGAGTTCTGTTGAGATAACTGAGCTTGAGCTTGGTTAGCTGCATTGATATTTTGTGCAGATTGTAATCCAGCTTGTTGTTGCAACTGAGCTTGAGCTTGAGCAAAATTAGAAGCTTGTTGATTCATACCGCTAAGTGTATTACCAAGTTGACCTTGTGCGGCTAATGCTTCTTGAGTACGACCAAGAACTGCCTGTTGAGCTGCTTGTTGACCTGCATTAGCCTGAGCATCCATAAGTGCACGTTGAGCTAGTGCTGGGTTTGAGGAACCACGTTGTGATCCTAATACAGCCGCAGCTTGTTGCATATTTTGATTGCGTTGTTGATCTGCCGTAACTTGAGCAAGACTTGGACCTTGGCCTTGAGATTGAGCTGTTAGTTGATTGGCTAACGCTTGTTGCTGATTAAATGTATTATTATACTGCCCAGCATTCAATTGTGCTCCACCATATGTAGCTGTGGGTCCTAAATTAGCTTGACCTGCCAGTGCAGTGGATCCAATCTTAGCTCCATCAAATGTATTGGCCGCGCCCAGCTGTGTATTATTAGCTTGTGCTGCCGCTCCAGTTGTAGAACCCAAATAGCCAGCCATACCATTATTATAATTAGTGGCTTGATTTCCAGTTGGGTTTTGGAAATTAAAATCATTAATTGCATATTGTGGAGCACGATATTGTCCTGTACCTAAAGCTCCAGGCGAATCTGAGTCACCAAAAATTCCATCTGCTATTCCACCCATTATTTATCTCCATTTAAAAGCTTACTGAAAAAATAGTATGGTTTGTTTGAAACTTGAAAACCATGTTTGATCGTTCTATCAGCAACTACTGGTCGTTGTGTATAGCCAGCAATTAATTTATAACCTTTTTCTTGTGCCTGTTTAATCAGTACATCTCCAATCAAATCCAAACCTTCATTCACTTTAGCTTTATCTTGATGTTTATTAGATAGGAAACCTTCTAAAAAACAAGTCTTGGAATTGGTTTCATATAAAAACAAACAACATACATCTGGAATAATCAAACCATATTCTGGAAAATATTGTGTTACTTGAGGATCCATATTCCAATCTCGTAACCATGATTGCACCATTTCTTGATGTTTTTCATGTTCGTAATTATTTATATCTTGTATAAATATCATTTTATTCATTATCTCGTTCCGACCTTATTGGTTTTTGGAAGTCGAACGCCATCAGGCATAACTCCGACTTCGAAATTAAGATTTGAGATTGCATATCCTTCACTATATGGTGATGTTGGAGAATCTGAAATCTTTAATCTAAAACTTGTGCAGGTAATTCTACGGAAATTGACTTGGAACATATATGGTTGGAATACTCCTCCCCATGGAGAAGAATCTCCCCATTCTGTATCAGAACCCCATACATTAGATCCAGCTAACGATGTTGCGTTGATCGTTGCAGAATCAGTTGGACCGAAACTTGGATTAAAATCATATCCAACCGATACATTCAATTGATGTGGTGATTTATATTGTCCAAGAATAAAACAACGAAATACTGATTGATATCCAAGCATTTGAGCCAAACTCATCCATGGAGTAATAAATTCCATAATTACTGGCTCGCTATCATCAGTAAAACTAGTTCTATTTTGCACATAAACTACACCATTTGCTTTACAAAATGCAAAAGCTGAAGCTTCCGTTGTCGTTTGTGCATCTAAATGAATAGCTAATGAATCTACTGCATTATGGTTGGTCCAGGTAGCCCATTGATTACAATAGTAATCATAAACTAAGGCATCGCCATTGTAAGTAGTGAAAATTATTAAATTATCATTAGGATCTACTGTAGCTGATGACACAGTTTGAGTTTTAGTTTGGTCATCAACTGGAGCGCCGATGAATTGTGGTGCTCCAAGACCCCTATCAAGTAACCAAATTCCTTTATCAGATTGAAACATAATTCCATCTTTTGAAAGTACTACAGAATTTGGGTTTGAACAACCAACTGAATTAGATACTAAAGCTGGATTTGGAAATCCTTGTCCTCCACCAGTATCGTTTGGACCATCTCCATTAAGAACGAAGATAGAATTCTTTTTGAATATAATTAAATTGTTATCCATCAAACCCAAAGCAGTAATTGGCCCACCTAGTTGTGAAACTGAGATAGTTAAAGCATTGGAGAATTCTGGTGGAATAGTATTAAAATTAGATGAATCGAACTTATTCTTACTGTACCAAAGTGTATTTGGTTGTTCTAATCCAGCGATAAATACACGATCCTGGTATAATGAAATTAAAGAACAAGATGGTGGAGCAGAATTTGGAAGAATCCCGCCAGTTGTATAGATCGTTTCATTAGTTGTAATTTGAGAATCGGCCGCAACATCTTTAAACGTAACATAATTGGCTGCTTTATTGTTATTTAATGGTAACAATTCAGAAGTTACTTCATAGAAAGTAGTTTGATTAACCAATGTTCTATAAACTTTAATAACAACATTTGATTTAGCAGTTAATCTACAGGTTGGTATTTGAAGAACTACTGAAGCATTGACAGATGTAGTAACGGTAATAGCAGGTGATGGTGTAGAATATTGAACTTGGCCAAAATTATCAGTCCAAGCGTAAAGTGCTTGATATTGGTACTGGCCTGCGGATAAAGCCCCAGTTCCATCATACACAATATTAGATAAAACATCCTCTGGATAGATGTGGAAGTTTTGTTCTGCCACCGATACACCATCATACGATTGAAGAATACCTCCTACGAAAAGTAAATTATTAGATTGAGTAACAGAATTGAATTTATTTACATTAGTAAAATCAACAGTAGTTGCGTTTACACCTAACAATGAAAATGTGACGTTATTTTCAGAAATAAAAGAACCTTTTACAAGGTTTGAGTATTGGAAAACTCCAGAATCAATAACATTTACTTCTGGAATCATTCCGTTAGTTCTAAGTCCTCCACCAAGATCTGGCGATACTTTCCCAACAATTGTAAACGGCGCTGTATTTAACAACACCATAAAATACGTTGATTGTAACGTTGATTGATGTGTTAAATTAATAAATATGTTTGATCCGTTCTTAAATGGTTTGGAGGCAATACCAACAGATCCTAAAATTCCAATTAACGATATTGTTGCTGTATTAGTAATAACGACAGAAGTAACATATTGATTAGAAGGAATATTCCCTACGCCTTCGTATACTAATTGTAAAGTTCCGGGGTTAATAGATGATTCGATGCCAGTCAAAGTAGCACAATTAATTGTATCTATAACTGTTGGAGATAATATAAGTGTTGGGGTTGATGGTACTCCATCATAAACTGAGGTTTTGACTTCGTTTATGTTATTAGACCAGGAAACCCATATTTGATTTTGAGAATCTCCCACCACAGAAAAAGCTTTTCCTCTATCTGCTTCAACAACAACCTTAGTATTTAACGTATTATCTTCATTAATTGAAAATAATTTGATTGCTGCGGTTGGATAATCTAAAGCTGAATAAGCTAGAAATATCTTGCTGTTTGCTACCGTAACATCATATGAAAAAGTAAACGTATCACCTGGATTAGGTTGATATCCATCGGCTGCAACGTTACGTTGAGCTGACAACAAATTTGGATTATTGGGGTTAATTGTTTTGTAATATATGTTCGATACACCATCTGTGTAGAAGCAATAGAATAGATTATTGAAAATGACGATCTTTGGTTTGGCGCCACCACCATAAAGAACTTTATCTGCTACGATGTAAGCATTGGTCATTGCATCGATAACTGAATATCTTACACCACCACGTGAATCTTCCCACGCATATACTTCTACATCATTTAAGAATCCAGAATCTGGATTAAGTTGTTGAGCTGCTGAGGTGCGTATTACTTGATGATTTGTATTTACCAAAGAAATAGCTGTACCACGATTTGCCCAATTCTGAGTCGATTCGATATACGTATAGATATTCTTGTTATCAAATAAATTTAATTCATTATTAAAATTATCAATGGCAAAAGCATTGGAAATTGATCCACCACCAATGACTTCCGTTGATAATGTATTATATCCAAAACGTTTATTTAATTGACCAAGCTTATCAAAACGTGCATTTTGTAGTTTAAGTAAAGCTGGAGGTTGTAATTGAAGACTGTCGGTCTTACTCTGTAGGCCACCCTGCATACTTAATTGGACATTAGCTGGTTGTATGAATGCCATTAGTTATTTTCCTTATTCAATCCAAGATAGAATTACGATACCATTTCCTGCTTTTCCACCATTGGCTCCGGCACCTGGAGTATTAGTTCCATTGGCCCAACCACCACCGCCACCGCCTCCACCACCAACTCCATAAGCTAATGACGTATCGATTGTTTCACCAACAGTTCCATTAGAACCTCCACCCGCTGCTCCAGCGCCACCATTTCCACCAGCACCAGAATTTGGATATGAAGAATAGTATAGTGGTCCTAAACCACCTCCACCTGCACCACCACCTCCAGCACCAGGACCAGTTCCAGTACCTGAGTTTCCAGGTGCTCCAGCAGTTAATCCCGTGAACGCTTCATATCCTCCAGATGAAGAACCAGAAGATCCTCCTGATCCTGGTACCACTGCGGTTGAAGTTCCGATGTAATTGACGTTATTAACTGGTGAGCCTCCCAATGCTGCGGCAGAAGTTCCACCTTTGCCTGGGCCAGCTCCCATAAACTTAGCAATGTTAGCACTACGAAATCCAGAATAAACAGAAGAATTACCTCCTGCATATCCATCACTACCATTAACAACAGATGATCCTGAAGAAGCAGCTCCGCCAGTTCCACCAAGACCTCCACCACCAACCGTAATGGTTAATGTTTCTCCAGGTTGAACTTGAACAATAACAGTTGAAACTTGAGCCGAACCGCCACCACCGCCACCATAGGCAGTTAATGTATTTGAGGCATTCTTCTGCCCACCTGCACCACCACCACCTCCACCTCCACCACCAAGACCAGTGATGTACATATTGATGACTCCGGCTGGTACGATGAAAGTATCATTAGCTAAAAAGACTTTTTTATTTATTCTAGATTGTGCCATTATATATCCTTAGACCATAACCCAGGTGTTATTGGCGTATGATGGAGTTGGAACCAATGTAACGGAACCATATCCAACTTGAATTAATTTGTCATCTGATAGATTTTCAATAGTATCACCAGCCTGCGGTACGATCGTGATGTTGTTTGTTTCTGCTTTTCCTGAAATATCTTTAATCGTAATTTTACATTCTGAATTTACTAATGAAGCTAAAGGTAAATTAATTGTAATGCCAGAAGATAAAGTTGAACAAAATACTGATGTTTGTCCATTGGCGGATAGTAAAGTAATAGTGTCCCCAGAATTAGCGAATATTTCATTTGTATTAGATTGGTATCTAAATACAGTCCATTTGGATCCACCAATTTGAATTACCATTACGGCTCCATATGGAGTATTGATTACATAATTTGCATTTCCATCCAAATTATTTCCCGCGCCTTGTATAGTAATGTTATTGATATTGGCGGTTCCGTCCCAATCTTTGAAAATATAGAAACGACCTACTGCAACATCTCCGGCTGAAGGTAATGTGGCAAGAACTGGATTAGCAGTAGTTGAAACTTGGTAGACATTAAAATTATCAAAAGCATCGATGGTAAAATTTGAACCTTTACTTGTTGAACTATAAGAAGTAGAAGTTTCTGTTACTAACGTTGTTCCGGCAGTGATTTGAACTGGAGTGCCGTTACCATTGTTAATCCAAACATCTCCTTGATTAAAATATAAACAATTAACATCTCCAACGCCAACCAATACATCATCTTGATCAGTATATCTGGTTGACCTTAAATCAGTTGCATTGTTTTCTTGAAATGAAAGATCTGCATTTATATTTAGACCGGCAGATGGAACTTGGTAACCATCGTTATTGGAAATTCCGGTATGAGTATGATTTGAAATGATTACTAAATCATTTGATACATTTTCTGCATAAGTTGGACCAGCTGTTACTCCGGCCGTTGGTATTGTAAGGCCCATGGGGTTTGACATAATTAAATTCCTTTTTATTCTTAGAAGACTTCAATATCAACAACAACATTTACACTTGAATTTAGAAGCAAAGTCAAGTTCGGTGAAGGATTACTATCTTGTGTATCATATATACTTGAAAATTGTGATCTCATCCTAGTTATCTTCCAACCTTTTAGATTTCTTCCCAGGCGATGATTAATAATATTTGAGCCTGTGGTTAAAGATACATTTTCAAGAATTTGAGAATCATTTTGAATATTGCCAACCAATGGACCAAATGATCCTTGGATGTTTTGTTGCAATTGGTTAATGATTCTCATTGCTGCATCTGGCGTCTGGAAATCCAATGCTGAAATGAACAATTTTGTGAATTGCTTAAATGGCATTAAAACATACCCCAGCCATTTCCGCCATTACCCATAAATCCAGTTCCTCCACCATTGAAACGAACATTTGCCACACGCTTTGGACCAGCAGAATCACGATTCTTGGCAGCATTTCTAATTCTTAATTGCAACGCAGCTTTATCTGCCATGAATCCAGTTGGGTCAAGACGTTGTTTATTTAGAATCTTGATACAACAGTCAACTACAGCATATTCTACCCAAGCTTGTGTATCCATTTGAATGGTCAATGTATCGGTAAGTTCAACTAATGGAATAAATTTAGGTACATACCAAATTTGATACGTACCTTGGCATTGTTGTTGTGGAAGGATGATAATTCCAGCATCAGATAATCTATAAGAACGATTAACGCCATAAGGCACACTAAGGTTGGTAAGTGCGTTGTTATTGTTGCGATTACGTTCGGTTAATTGGAACGCGTATAATGTATACCAATTTTGATTACCTGGAGAATTTTGAGCTTGATAATCTACGCCGCGTAATTTATATAATGAAGAAGGAATTGGAATTGTGTTGTTATCATTTGATTGAAGAATAGATTGATACGTAGTAACACGATAATCTTCATAATCAGTTACAAGAATATCATCAAGTTCTGCAAGTGAACTATTGATGTATGCGGCAAGTTCTACATCCGTTACGAAGAAATTCTCCTCCATATTTGAACGTCTACGAACAGCTAGGATAATGTCAGCTAAAGTTGTGGCCATGGAACCTCATATATATAATAAAAAATGCCGTATGCACTAAACACATACGGCACTGTTAATTCTTTATATCTCGAAGATTAATAATCTTCTTTAAGGCATTCGCCAAGTTCTTCTAAAAGATCTGCTCCGGCTTCTTCATCTTTCGATTCAAAAGCATCAAGTAAATCTTTGAAAATAGCTTTCAAATGCTCACGTTTTGCGCCCTCACCTTCCATATCAGGTTCTTTATCATCGGACATGTCCTTAGACGCCTTACCTTTCTTAGAAAGTGCTAAAATAATTGCATCACCCATTTTATCCATGTTGTTTTCCTTTATCTTCAGATTAGGCTGAACTGTTCTTTAATCTAAGTTGAAAATAAACGCCTGCTCCAACTGGAAGATTAGTTGGAGTTCCAGCAACATGAGTTGTAAATTTCAAACTTTGCAATGCTGATTGTCCTGGACCATAACTTGCATTTCCAACTGTATCCGAATTTAATTGTACTGAAACATATGCCGGAGATAATGAGGCTGGAATCACTGTATTTACGAACGCGGATTCTAACTGAAACCAGGTTTGATTTAAAAAGATATTGTAAATCTTTGAATTAGAAGCAGTTTGAGTAATTGATTGAACTGCGGAAGTTGGTGAAGTAGATTGAGAAATCGTAACGGCGCCAGTATTTCCAACAAGCGTGTGCGTAACGATAACTAAAGTACCAAGACTATCCGTACAAACGGCGTATCCGTCGATTGTCCACATTTCTGGTTTGTCTGTAAATTGTTGATTATAGCCGAATTGATTAGCCATGATTTTCCTTGTTATTGGCAAATCCAGGTGCTCTGGAGATTGCATTAATTTGAAATAACTTCATTCGTTATTTCCTCAATATACAAGTCACAGTGACGAGTATATCATATGGTTAACCCGCCAGGCGGTTAAACTTGGCGGGTTAATTAATTATGGTTGGCAAGCGATGACGATGTTGGCAGCAGGTACTCTACAGACCAAGTTTCCAAGGCTGAAGAATCTGATTTCCATACCATCAGAACTGTTTTGACGTAACCAGGTGTTACCATCGTAGTTGAACATTTGGACTGGATCACCCAAGTGGATGTAGTCCCATGTATCGATGTTAAGACCGAACATACGGTTTGCTGGGCAGTTACGATCTGGCATTACGATTACGTTACCAGATGGAGTAAGGACTTGAAGACCTTCGAAAGAAATGTCAGGATTGACTTCTTCGATGATGCTTACCTTAGCAGATTGAGACTTCAAAAGTTGAGCATACTTGTTGTATGGAACGAAGAAGTGAGTAAGGTCGTAACCTTGCTTTGCAACGTTAACAGTTGCTTGGATAAACGCATCTTCAACAGAAAGTTGAGAAGCATCAAGCCAGTTTCCTGCAAGACGAACTGGGTCGACAGTTCTATCTACTCCGTAGAATGGAGTTGAGGTTGGTCCACCGTATGGTAACCATGCTTGAAGACCAGCGATCTTGTTTCCTTGATCGTTGATAACGAAGACATAGTCGCCGTTTGCAATCGTTGGAATACCATTGGTTGCGTCGTTCAAGTTACATGGAGTAGAACCGCCCAAAGTCGTTACGACTGAGATCGTTCCGTTAGTACGGTCAACTGCACCGACATAAAGACCATGGCCTGCTGAACCTAATGCACGTGGAGCTGCGGTTGGAGAAGATGCAACGACAAGCTCCATATTAACTTCAAATGCCAAAGCTTGGTCCGCGATTGCGAAAACCAAAGTTGGAGTTGCGAAAGATGGTTGTTGAGTTGAGTTACCTGCGTTACCTCTCCAGCCAGCTCCGTCACCATACATAGAAATTGCTTGATCAAGACCTAAGTTGCGAAGACAGTTGTCGGTGATCAACGTCACGGCCTTGGTGAAGGCGCCACGGTCATCCATGGTAGAAAGAACAGTTTCCGTTGCGACAGATGCAACTTGGTAGTTGTTGATACGAGTTACAGTGAAATCGTATGAAACTTCGCCCGTTCCGTTACCGTTTGTTTGTGCTTTGGTGAAAAGCGTGTTACGACCTTGTGAGGTTGCAACGACAATTGGGTGAACGAATGAACGACCAGTTACGTTAGCAACTGCTTGAGTCTTGACCATACGTGCCCAAAGTGGGTTCTTTACGTACGTTTCATTGACAAGCGCACCGTCATCGTAGTATTCTTTTAGTAATGCATCAATTGTTACCTGATTATTTCCTGAAGCCAATATAGTTTCCTTTTCTTCGTGTCATAGGCTTGTTTGTTTGCTATGAGTCCGCCGAGCGGAGAAGAAGTTGTGTGTTTTTTGGAAACTATTTCAATGATTCTGGTGCAATCTGGCGAATCAATTCAAACATAAAAATGAAATGTTTACAAATATTATATAACCTTATGCATATTTCTTACATTCAAAATCGCTTGTGCCGCGGCTTTTGTTTCTTCTTGTGTGAAATTAATATTCCTCAAACAGTTGCACAACCAGCAACATGATACGACGTTGCTGGCTGAATAACCTAAATTATTATCAATTCTATCAAGGTGACTTCCACCTTTACCTTCTCGAGGAGAAAGTTTCTCATCACAATAAAAACAATTTCTACCACTGATTTCACAAAATTCTTCTAAAGTTAGACTCCACTCTATCTTTCTGAATTTAGCTTGACTTTTAGCTTTAGAATGTCTTAAAATAGGATTAGAAAGATTATTTATGTCGTATAAACGCATTCTAAGTCTGTCTTTTTCAGTAGTAACTTGTTTCATTCTTATCCGAATTTTTTCATTACTCGTTGTAATCTTGCAGATTTGTCATTAAAAGGCACATGTTGTTTTTGACCTTGACCCAAAACAGGTGGTACAGAAGGTACTCGTTCAGAAGAAATAGTCTTCTTCGCGCCTAATTGTGGAGGAGCTTCCACTTCCTGTTCAGTTTGTTCAACCTTTTCTTCGCGGAAGTATTTAGAAAACTTTCCAATCTTCTTGACAAATTGTAATTTATCCTCAAATTCCTTGGCTAGCATGTTTTCATATTCTTCTGCCACATCATTAACATTCAAAGTTTCACCTGTGGCTTGATAATGCGAATTCATAATATCATAAATATGAGCAGTAGTACGTTCCAAATTAGATGTATTGAGTATTTGAAACTTCTCCGTATCAGCTTTGATGGCTGGAAGAATATTACTGGAAATATAATTCTGACGAATCATATTTGATTGTAATTCTTGATGTTTTTGTTGACGTTGCAATTCGGCTTGTTCATAACGATCAAGTCTTGTTTTAACATCTTCTTCTGGCTTTGGCTTTTCTTCTTCCTTGATATTAAACATTGCATTTTGATACTTACGTAAAAATTCATTTGGATCTTTACCTAATGCTTTAGCAAGTTCTAAAGGATCCACATCAGTTTTTGCAACTAATTCTTGAAAAGCACGAGCTTGGGCCAAGGCTTCCTTTGCTTCTTTTTCTGCCTGAATCGCACGATTCTTGATTTGATTGGCTTGAGACCATTCATCTCGTCTAGCCTTACGCTTTTCTTCTGCTGATAATTCTACATTTGAATCTTGCTCAGAACCTGGTTCAGATGTTGGTTTAGATTCAGAAACATTAGAATTAGTTGACGTTTCAGCTGCCGCAGATTCACGACTAAATGAAACGCCTGCTTTTTCTCGTGGCTCTACGGGATCTTTATAAGCTTTGATAACCGGGACGTCGGGTTTTGAAGTCACATTGACATTCGTTACGCCATTATTGTAATTCTTAGTAATTGTTGACATTTAAATTATCCTTTATTGATTTGGTAACATTGGCATTCCAGCAGGAGGAGGTCCTTGTAATGGAGGTGCCGCTAACATTGGTTGAGTTCCCGGAATACCTTCTGGCATATTTGGATCCATTGGCATGGCATTAGGATCCATTTCTTGTGGAGGAGGTGGAGGTGGCTTTTGCATTTCGATACAAGCCATAATAAAATCTCGCACCATTTGTAAACGATCTTCTGGACAGTTTTCTTGAAGTAACATATTGTATGTACCTTGTGCTACTTGTTGTGCAAGTGCAAGATTCATAAATGGATCTGGAGTTTGAGGTTCTCCATCTTCTACCATCAAAGACAAATACTTTTCGGTTAATCTCAAAGGTGCCGTTTGAAGCTTGACTTCTCCTTCTAAATCTGGGTCAAGATTCAATAGCTCCATTCCGCGTTCTTTCGTAATCCATTGATTTGCAATGTATTCAGAAATCGTTTGGATACGTCCAGCGGGCGTATCTGGAAGTTGAGATGTTGGAAACGTTGAAATATCAAATGGATTATCTTCAAGATTAACTTTGCTCCATTTAAATTCTTGCAACATATTCTTATCATTTACGTTTACACTAAGATCTGGATTATCTTCATAAAGATCTTTCGACATATCGACCATGATTCTGGCAACATCAACGAAGAATTGTTCCCAGCGTTTTGCAACCATGGCAAAACGACCAGTTTCAATATCAGCAACTTCACGAATTGCCACAGCCGATTCAACACCAGGTTGTTTCATACCAGAAGCTGCATCTTGAGAAAGACCTACGATCTGATAGCACCATTGAATCCATGAATTTAAATGTTGATACACTTCTGCTGATAATGCCTGTGGTGATACCCATTGTGGCATTTGACCAGAAAATGGTACCATTCTTGCAATTGTGTTTGAAAGAAGAACATCTTCCGATACTTGGCTAGAATTTTCCACGAAGATAATTGGACATGCGGCAAGTTCTTGTGCTTGTTGAATTGTCCAAAGAAGTTTATTTATTTCAATTTGTCCAGAATAGATTTCTTCGGTAATTGAACGACCGTAGAAACCTAATGGTCTATTGTACCAACGGAAAGCAACAATTGGAAAATAATCCTTAGTATATTTTTCATGCATCAAAGTTGCATTTTCAATAGTAATGCAGTGAACGCCATTTGCGGCATTCTTCTTGGTTGGCAAATGCCAAGATTCGACGACTTTAATTACGTCGGTTGTCGTCTGGTACATCAACTTGCCCACAACTGCGGCCTGACAATTTATGATTTTGTCTGCGAATTCAGGATAATCCTCTAAGACGGTGTCGCGCGGTACGAGTTTGACTTGATGAATTGAACGTGGCTTTTGTTTGATACCATCTAATTCATCAACACGGATTTCATCCGTATAAACCCATTCAGTTTTAATTTGATCATCTTCTACGAAGATTTTAAGGAAACCCGTTCCGACGACTTCTGAATCACGGAAAACCAATTCTGAGTTTTCATATAATTTAGATTGTTTAAATATACCGTAGATATATTTAGAAAGTTTTTCCGCACGAAGTTTAAGGAAATAATCATTAGCTCCATTAGTAACGAAACTTACTTTTGGTTGATCCTTAGCAATCTTCGCAGCAACTGCGTCAATAACGGATTGTATAATATTAAGCCTTGGAATATTTTCATTGGCTTGATTACCTTGGTTATTATTAAAAGCGTTAAAAGGTGCCCCCATAACTTCATAGTTTCCGTACATTTGGGCGAATTTGATGTTACGAAGACGACGACTAGTTTGAGATTGTTCAATAACTCCAAGAACAGATTCAATTGCAACGTATAACTGATCTGGTTTTTCAAGCCACCAATGCTTAATATTTTCGACTGATTTATAAGCTTTGATTACTTTTTTACTTTTCGAAGAACCTAAATATCCAGCCGCACCAGACGCAGCTCCTTGTTCGGATTCTTTAACCTTTACTTTTGAATTCTTAGATTTAACCATTATATTGTAGTCTCATTCTTGGAAGTTTTTGTCTTTTTAGCTGGATAAGATAGCGCATCAATCTGTTCAGGCGTCAAAGATGGAGCGGAAGTAGATAACATTACGAGTTCTTCCTCACTTAAAGATGTCTTTTTAGTAATTGTTTGAGAATTCTCAGCTTTGACGAGGTCATGTTTTGTTTTCAATATCTCGATTCCATTGACTTTCACACAATCAACCTTATACTTGATCATCAATTTGAGGACTTCCTCGAAATCTTGTAAATTATTAATCATTTATTGCTCCCAGAACGGTTTTGTTAGCCGTTTCATCTTTGTCTTATTCATTCCTAGTTGTTTTTCTATATCTTGTAAAACTTTTTCATCTACTGGAATCTCAGGTTCTGGCGCTCGGAACCAATAATGTCTGGAAGCATGGTGACCATATAGAAGCGCATCACAAAGATCATTCTCCATAGATTGATTTTCTTTATAATTTCCTTCTTCCAATTGCTTCCTGTCCCAAATCAACGTTTCCATCTCATGGATTAGATCTTGGTTTTCTGATTCGATAATTTGAATATTTCCTAAAATTAGATCAGAATTCAAAAGTGCGATATGTCCTTCTTTACCTAACTTCTCCGCCGCTTCCAATGGTTGATTATATTCACGTTTTAATGTTTCAACTATAGTTTTTCCTTGTGCGCCCGCGTCTATAAACATATGTTGAAATTTGAATCGTAATTTCAGCTTATTGATTTCGTCATTGATTTGAGATATGGTAAGACCTTTCAACTTCTTCGATTCCAAAACATAAAGTTTATTATTTAGTCTTCGATTGTATGCCGTGATGACGAATGGAGTTCCGTCTTCAAACCCAAGATCCATCTGAAGATTATAAATGGCATTATTGGCAAAATTTGGAGGTAATGTTTTAATATAATTATGTTGAGATGATTTATAAACCCGGGCATCTGTGTCAACTACCCATTCTCCAAGAACTTCTTGTCTATACTTAGGAGTATTGATAATTTGAGGATTAATCTCAATATCTTTTTCAATTTCAATTCGGATGGCATCACAGACTCGAAGACCGTTTTTTGGTTCAATCGAAGTATTATCTTGCCATTTGAAATGAAAAAGCTTCCATTGTGTCAATTTGGTGTCAGGTTTGTTAACTTGCCACCAATAATGTTTTCCTAAATGATTGCCTGGAGTTCCTCCTAAACATAAAGTGGCTCCGGTTTGAGCTAAAGACATCTTTAAAACACCATCAATCAAAGCTTCGATATCTTGAGTAAAATCTTGAATTTCATCAATTACAGCGATATCGAATTTGTTTCCACGAAGTCTGGACATTTGATGTGGAGTTGCATCGAGACCACGAAGGAAAATGACGGAGCCATTATCGAATTCAATTTCATATTTAGAATTGCATTCAGCTTTAATTTTATATTTATCAAAAATAACTTCAACGATATCGGACCACATGATTTGCTTACAAGATTCATTAGTAAGGCCCATGTAGATACATTTAGATTTAGGTACCGTAATAGCTTGATTTATTAGATACAATGCCAACATGAAAGATTTTGCGGCACGACGAGTCCCACATACAGCTTTACGCTTATGAGGATCCATTATAAATTCAAGTTGATATGGAAGACAAGATTCTAAAACATTAACTATGATTTCGTTTTGACGTCTTTGAAGTTCTTGATGCGCAATCTTTTCTTGCAAACGTTTATTCATCTAATACTTCCATAATTTTAACATTACTAAGTGGCACGATATTTTGCTTGAAAGTAATGTAGTTTTGATGAAGAAGAATTTCTCCATCAGCAAAAGTATGAATCTTATCAACCAACATAAAATTAACCATTGTTGGATGAATAAAATGCACAATCTTAAGTTTGATCTTATCAATATCAACAATTGGATTAATGATTGGTGGAGCAACCTGTTCTTGTTTATTTTTAGCCATTTATCTTAAAATTCCTTGTAAAATGTTTGGATTATAAATCAAATGATAACTATCCTTTAACTTTTTGAATAAAGAAAAATAATGTGAACAAATTAAATTCTTGTCCTTAATATCAAACGAATTGATAATGGCACGCATTACGCCTTGACGACGATAGATAGATTTAGTATGACCCCAATGAATGATGATGTTTGAGTCATCAAATGGTTCGAATACGAGGTACGCAACGATATTATCTGGTTCTTCATCTAGATGGGCGATAAGTGTCGTTTCTGGGTTAACCAGATTTTGAATTATTTTCTTTTGTTCAGGAAAGAAAACTATATTTGGAATAAAATTAACTGGAGTTACTTTATGTAATTCAGTTGACCAAGTACTTAGAATAAAACTAAAATCATTCAATTCTAAAGATGTATCTGGATTAAACGGACGCATGGAAATTGGTAATCCATCAAACATTACTTTGCCTCCGATTTAACAATTGATAATATTTGATCTTTGGACATTTCTTTCAAATCTTTTTTAATTTCTAAAATCTGCGTGCGATAATCTTTAAATACAGTTTGCAATACCGTAGCATATCCAATAAGATCTTTTCGATCTTGTGATGATATTTCTTCTTTTTGCATTAAATCCAAAACATCTTTATTAATGATCGTAATGATATTCTCCAGCACAACTGGAATTTCTTCAAGTTCAATTTTCTTTAACTTCTTATTTTTCATATCGATAGTCCATTTGAAGTTGCGTTTTCAAACATAGCAACAGGATATCTGGTTCACCTTTGATTAGGTGACTGGCTCTTCCTGATCGTGACTGGGAAAC